CTTAATTTATTTGATTTATTAAAAGAACACAATTCTAAATATTGAAATAACTCATCATCTTGAGAGTTACCTATTGTTAAGTTTAAGTATCCACCATTTGCACCAGGCTCTGTCCAAACTCTTCTAATTTTATTAGGCATAGGGTTGCCATAAGAATCAATCCCATCTAATAAACCTATTTCAACCCACTCTGATGCATTCTCATCAAAGAATCTTGAAAATGATGGTAACATTAATTTTGCTTGGAATATTGGAGCTAAATCTTCTCCAAATGGATCATAAGTGTAATTTAAAAATCTGTAAGTAACAACTGTACCTCTTTTAGGAAGTTTAGGCATATACTCCGAAGGAATATTGTTGTAATTGCCATATTTTTTAAGTGCCATATTTGTGTGTTTTTGTTTGTGAAGAAATTTTAAAAATATATTGGGGGCACTTGCGTACCCCCTTTATATTAGACTTATTAGTTTAATACTTGGTATTTAGCGAAACGGTTAGGAGCGAATACCTCTAATCCCATATTTGAAGTCCAAGTAGTAGTTAAACTCATTTCTTGGTTAGTAGGAGTAGGAGCAAGAGCACCAGTCATGATTTCCGCAGTTTCAGAAGAACCTAAACCTGGAGTAGGTTGTGGTTGGTAACGATAACGGAAGTAATCAGCCATTCCACCACCAACAGTTTTAACTTTACCCATTGGCATGAAGTAGATAGATTTAGATACTGTAGAACCAGTGTAGTTCATTACATCTTGGTTAGACAATACTTTAAACGCTTTCAAGTTGAAAGTAAATCCACCATGTTTGAATTTTTCAGCTTCTAAATCAATTTCACGACCATCTACTTGGATACGACCAGAGTAAACGCCATTTGCTTGACCACCACCAGAAGGAACAACTCCAGAGCTTGGTAAGTTTTTCAAGAAGTCAGAAACACATGCAACAGCAGCATTAGAACCAGCCATCATGTATTCAAACGGAGAACGAGAAGCAATCAATTGACCCTCAATGCTGCTTAAGTCATTTAAAGTAAATGTATTAGCAGTAGTGTATTGACCATTGATACCATAAGTAGTAATATAGCTATCCATACCACGAGTAGTTTGGGTTGCATATGTTTGAGGAGTTGCAAAAGCTTGTCCTTGGAAAGTAGCCGTTGAAGGTTGACCTAACCACATAGCTAAAGAAATATCACCACGGTGTTTTTGTAAAGATTGAATATTTTCATAAGGTAAGATATAAGGTTTACCATTAAATTCTAATTCAATTTTTGACATGTTTTGAACGTCAGTAATTTTCATTGCATTTCTGAAAATTTGAGTTTGGTTTTGTAATTTGTTTACTAACCAACGACGTTGTTGAGGAGCATCAGAACCTTCTTGTTGAGCATTAGAGAATGCAGATAAAGATTGGTTTTGAGCAAGAGTTAAAGTTAAAGAAGTATCAACTGCAGTAACTTGAATTTGGTTAGCTAATAAACCATCAGCTGTACCTTTCTTAATTACAAGACCTACGTTACCAGTAGTAGGGAATTTCAACAAGTCATTTTTCAAAATGAAGTTATATGATTGTTGAGCAGCAGGACCAGTTGTACCTGTAGATGCAAATGTAATTGTAATTGTAGCAGTACCTGAACCAGCAACAGCAAAACCGTCAGCTGTAGCACCTGGTTGAATCAAGTTGTACAATTTATCATTATACATGTTGTAATAGATTGGCATAGAAGTAGCTTCTTTTTTACCTGCCATCCATAAAAAGTCTAACCACTCAGCATCGTCTTGAGTGTCAACTAATTGTTTGTAAATATCACGTTGGTCTAATAAAGAAGTAGAAGTGATTAAAGAGGCGTTACTGCCTGAGACGTATGGTTTATCGGTACTACCGTTTGTACCATACCCGAAACTTAATGAAGCTGGAGAAATTGACATTTTTTCTTTTTTTTAATTGTTAAAGTTATTGTTTAAAAGAACGGCTTGTTGTCTATAGATTTAATCTTAAACCCTGAGCCTGATGGTGCAGTAGATGTATAATCAGAAACTTTTGTATTTTTTAACTCATCGTAAAGCCTTTTTTCTCCAAGTGACCTGCCATAAGCTATAAGTGCTTTTTCAACTCCTTCCATACTTGCAGCATAGTTTGCTACTTTATAAAATTTGTTAATGTCCACTTTGCCATCTTGACCTAAGAACATTTGAAAGAACTTGTTACTGTCAACTGCTAATTCAGAAAGATTTACATTCTGATTAACTTCGTAGTTTAAAGTTGTGTCTCCAACTCCGTATTGCAGTAAACGATTTGTCTCAAATTGTTTAGTTGCTGGATGTTGTTGAACATAATTTTGAAACTCTTGCAGTTGCTGTAACTGAGCCTCTTGTTGAGCTTGCAATTGTGCTTCTATACTATTAGGGTTTTTAGACGGTGTATATTCAGCTTGTTCCTTTTTTAATCCCTCTCGGATTTTGTCGGTTTCCACTTTCAATAACAATCTTCCAACCTTGTCTTCTGATTCGTCTTCCGAACCTATATTATATTCTTTAATTAATTTTCTTTGAAGTAAAAGATTTTTTTCATCTGCACCTAAATTAGGATATTGACTTTCAATTTGCATTCTCATTATTTCTTCATCCGAAATAGAATCATAGTCAATATTAGTCTTAATTAAAAACTCATCTAATGAATCATTTTTATAAGCTTCTACTAATTTTTTAAAATAGCCATCTTCTTTTACTCCTAATAAATCAAATGGGTCAACATCTTGTTTTGCAACTTGTTGAGGCTCACTTGATTCATCTTTATATATTACGCTCTCTTTTTCTTGAGTACCAGAAACTTGTGTTTCTTGAGCTTGTACTGCTTTTTGTTCTTGCTGTTGAACTTGTTCTTGTTTATCTTCAGGTTTTTGATTTGACTCATATCCTGTTGAAAAACCTTTAAGAACCAATTTACCTTCATTGCCTGATGGTACTTGAGCTGGTTCAATTTGTTGTTCTTGTACTGCAGGAGCAGATTGCTGTTCTGTTTGTGTGGAAGCTACTTGTTGCTCAGCAACTTGTATAGTTTCTTGTACTTGATTTTCCATGTTGTTTTTGTTTGTGTTTAAGTTTATAATACGACCATTACATTGTAGATTGTTGTAACATATCTAACCCTGATGGTTGTTCTTCTTGTTGAGGTTGTGGTTTAGGTTGTTGATTTACCCCTGGTTGTTGTTTACCAGGAGTAAAATCAAATGTATCTAAATTTATTGGAAGATTCATTCCACCTTGAGTTTGAGGTTCAACTGTTGATGTTAAGTCAGCTGCAATATTGATTGATGCTATTTTATCTTCTAAATTATTTTGTAGTAATTTAGTTTTGTTGTCTCTCATGTTTGCAACATCTCTTTCTTTAGCTTGAACATAAGAAGCTTCAACTCTACCACTTGCAGCAATTCTTTCTCTTTCTAAATCTAACTCACCTCTTAATTGGATTAATCTAGCTTCCATTTCTGCTTTAGCTTGAACTAATTTAATATCCAATTCTGTTTGCAATTGAGCAGTTTGTTGCTTTGTTTGTTCAGCAACCATAGCAGATTGTTGTTGAATTTGCCCATTCATCTCTTGCTGTTGCTGAGCCTCTTGTTGTTTCTTCTCGATGTTCTTTTTAACTTTATAAGCTAAGAACATTTCACCTTGTTTGATGTTTTGTATGTTATTTAAACGTATTACATCATCAATAGTAATTTGTCCAGATTGTAAAGCAACTTTCATTAGCTCATCTAACTTAGCTTTTTCTTCAGCTGTAGGTTTATTAACAATTGTAATACCATATGTGTATTTAGATATCTCTGGAGAAATCTTTAAAAACTCAACTGTCCCTTTACCTAAAGATAATTGGAAGTCTTCTCCTTGACCACTCTTAATAATATCCTGAACTCTAATAACAACAGACTCAGCTAAACTTTCTGAAATCTGTCTGTCAGAATTAAATATATCTCCTAGCGCATTGTTAGTGCCAGAAGCAGCTAAATTAGCTACAGTAGTCAATAACTTAGGGTTAGGGGTAGAGCCATCTGTTAATTCATTTAACCCTAAAGTTTGGCGAATCATATCAAGGTTGTTATTAATCAATGTCCAATATTCTTGGATTGATGAACCAACACCACCTTGCAATTCTTCAACAGCTCTCATTCTATTTTGCTGTCCGTTCATATTAGTAGAACGAGTAACTAAAACTCCACGTTGAAAATACAAATCTAATATATCACTTGGAGTCATTTTAGCTCCACCCCCTGAAAGACTGATTTCTTCTAATGCAGAAAAATCAATCATAAATCCTTTAGGAATTGCTGTGTTTAATTCGTGTTGTAATCTTGCGTAAGCTAATTGTATAGCATCTGCGTATGGAATAATAGCTTCCATACGACTAAATGTTTTCATATCATAAAAATCACAAGCAGTTAAATGGTAGCTTGATTTAATTCTAGCAACATTTAAAGGGTCTCTTTTCATGTCATACATACGTCCATAATCAAAACATATGTCTGTACCTATAACCCATTTTATTCTATATCCACCTTGAATTTGTTTTCTTTTGTATTTTTCTTTTTTATTGTTGTAATCATCAAAAGAAGCTTTACCAAAAATAACATTACCTCTTTTATCAATTCTTTCTTCTCTAACTAATTCATCTGTAGAATAAATTTCTAAATCTAATACTTGAACTTTTCCTTTATTCCAAAAATCAGAATAGCTACCATAATATGCATTACCTAATGGAGTTGCTTGTCTCCATTGGTTTGAGTTAGCATACATATACAAAAACTTAATGTCTTCTTCTGTCAACTCACCATTACTCATTGGAATTAATTGAGCCACAGGAGTTTCTGTAATTTCACCTATATATCTTAAATCTCTAAAATCTGGATATGTACAATAATTTAAAAGCAATCTTCTTGGGTCAACTCTTCTAACTCCTACTAAATTACCATCTCTGTAATCTTTATAGCAACCAACACCATAATCAAAGAAATCTTCTAATACTTGTCTTCTTAACTCTTGGTAATTATTTTGACTGAAAGTTAAATCTACTGCTTGTTCTGCCTCCATAGATGTTCTATGGCGCATACCTAACTCCATAACCTCTAACCCATCTAAGTCATCTGGCTCTCCTGGTTGTTGAGCAATCAAAGGAACTTTAGCTAAATCTTCCATGCCTAAAGATTTCATACCTTCACGCATTTCAATTTTAACTTTAATTTCTTTTAATTTTTCAGATATCTCTTGAGATGCAAAAGAATCAATAGGGTCAATCTGTATATCGTAATTTTGTTTTTCCAATATACTCAAAGCTATTCTTCTAAACTTTGGTATAATAGGTAAAACCGACCAATCCACAACTAACGTATTATTTGTAGGGTCTTGGTCAGGAGTTAATATTTTTTTATATCTATCGGTAGATTGTCTGCCTAATGCATATGTTTTAACCCACTCATACTTATCCCTGCTTCTCCAACCTATACTACCAAATGGTGTATCGCCATATGCAGAAAATGCTGCTCTAGCATATTGAAGCAACCAAGGCTTTTCTCTTTTTAACTTAGGGTCAACATTTTCGTCTGGGAAACTAACTCCCAAGGAGCTCATAATTTGTGGTGATTCCATATATCTTATGCCATCTCGGCTTTTAATTTAATACAATAATACGCTCAATCTACATTCTGTACCTGCCAAACAAAGTGCTGGTATTCTTACGTTTATAAAAAGGCAAGTAATCTTCAACCCTTACATCTTCTTTTGTTTTTTCTGATGAGAACTGAGAATTTACCACCATTGTCAATGCGTAACCAAATGCCATGGCAGCGTCAAATTTAGTTGTATTGCCTGGATCAAATTGTAACCAGTCCTCTATAAGTTCCTCAAAATAAACAGTATTTATGTTGTCATTTATAAATTGGTCAGTTATTTCAGCAATATAAGTATTGTTTCTATTTGATGCAGCTATTCCTGGTTCTTTGTTACCATATATTGTATATGCATAGTTTGCATATCCTCTTCTGTCAAAGTAATGAAGTATACCTGGTTTTTGGTTCTCTATTAAAGCATGGATGCCATAATATATTAAAGCCATTAGGCAATCTTCATAAAACACTTCTGGACTTTCTGGTCTGTTAATGTAAAGAAGACAAGGACCATTATCAAACTCAGTAGGAGCTAATGGATTGTATTTTTTAATAATACATAAACTACCATTTGACATTCTTGACCTATGAGAGTCAGATACTTCTTTATGGTCATAAGGGTCAATACCAGCCGTAAAAGAATGGTTACAAGCAGGCATTACACCATAAGATGTATTCTTTTTTAAATTAGAGTCATCTTGCTTAGGTAAGTAGCTAACCATAAACTTACCATTAGGGTTTTCATTAAATACAACTTTAGTATCTCTTACGCCATTCTCCCAACCAAAGTTCCCACGTATTATTTTACTTTTACTCCATTTCAATAAATCCAATCTGTCATTTAACTTAATTGGGTTATATACACATATTGAACTATCTACTTGGAATGCTTCCTTTTCATCTAATGGCTCTTTTCTTTTGGCAGATGATAACGCTCTTGGGTCATCTCTTAATGCAACCCTTTCGTTTAATATATCTTCACGAGCTAATTCTTGGTTAGGTTTTCCGTATTCATCAATATATCTTGTTTTGTCTGCAGGCGTAAAAAACCTATACATACCTGTCTTGGTACGTTTGCCAATTTTGTTTAATTGGTCAGACCCTTTCCACATTTCAAAAAACTCTGCACCACCACTTTCCATTTCTTCTACAGTAGTTGTATGGAGTGCTTTACCAATAATTTTACCTTCCTCGTCCATAAGACAGAATCTAACAACATCCCATCTTTTATTTACATCTACACTAATTGTTTTACCAACCTCATCACCAATATATATACCAAGCTTTTGACCATCATAAGCACCTTCTACAGAAGCTTTAAAGTCAATACCACTCATTAACTCATCTCCATCAATTTCAATCTTACCACTATTAAATTTCAACCCTGTTGCTGGAACTTTACCTGTGTTAGGTAAATCACTTACAGGTTTAAAAAAAGAAGGTAGTTTTCTATATGGGTTTACTATAGCTTTTCTAAATACCGATTTGGCATCATCATCTGTTTTAGATTGAATACCTGCCCAAAAATTTTCAGAGCGAGATGTAGCTTCTAATGCAATACAACCAGCTCTATATGTTTTACCACTACGACGTTTTGTAACTTCAGTTAACCCAAAGGAAGTAGTATCTTCTACTGCATACTCCCAAGCATAAAAAAACTCTCTATCCACATCTCTATACTTAGGTAACCCTATATCCAAATGATAACAGTTTAAATAAAACCAATGGATACCTGTAATATAAGTTGGCTTACTAAAGTTCATAAACCAATGACCACTCAATCTTCTAATCCAACAGTATTCTTTAAACTCTTTTAAATCTGGGTGGATATATTGTGGGTCTTTCTTTCTTTTCTCAATCTCTTCTTGTTCCCACTTCTGGTATTCAAGAAACCTTTTATCTGTTTCAAAAAAACAATACTTCATTTGGGTAGACCTTTTTTCTACTCCAAAAAATTCTTCTTTTTTTGTAAACGGATTATATAAGTATCCTTTTTTAGGAATGTAACATTCTAATCCTTGAATGTTATGCATTTCACCACCAGTATTCTTTATCATCTCTTTTTGATTTGTTGAGCTACTGACTCTGGAGTAAATACGTTCCTTTCATCAAACTCATCTTTTAAACTATCATCATTTGCAAATAATCTTGAATACAAATTATCAATCTTTTCAATCATATCATGCATTTGAGTTAATAATTTATTTTTGATTTCTACAGCTTTCAATATATCTATTTCTTTACCTGTATCATCATCTTCAATCTTTTTATTAACCCTTTCTGTATATTCTATAAATGTAGACTCTAAACTACAAATTAAAGTCCATACCCTATTGTTAATTACCTTAGTTAAGAAGTTGATAGTCAATTCATAATTAGCATCAGATGACATTCCTACTTCATGTTTAGCCCAAGCTTTTCTTCTTGTAATGTCGCTATATTCTTTTACTGCAGGAGAATTGTAATCATATACCCAAGATAGATATCTTATTTGTTTATCTAAGTTAGATGTACCAGGCAATGTTTTTGGAACTATTGTTTGCAAATTTGGATAAACAGATATAATATCACCCACAACTAATGGGTTGATAATCATTGAGTTTACTTGTTCTTTTTTATATCTACTCGTCGCCATATGCAAATATTAATTCTTTGTCCATAATCATTCTGTCTATGCCTTCTGGGAACTTATAATAGCTTCTAAACATTTCATTAAAATATACCTTAGTACCTGAAGGTAAATCTAAGTTTCCAGATATAAACTTGCCGCAACCTTTAAGAACTTTTGTTTGTACACTATCAGGGATAATTAAAAATGATGATTTTAATTCTTCTCCTTTAATGTCATCTAATATAACCCATTTGCCAACTCCTTCCCATTCTGTTTCTTTTTTAACAGCAAGAACCATAAATTCTTCAGCTTCCCAAACAACTTCATTGTTGTATCTTTTAACTCTATTAAATATCCTTTCTCCATCAATAGTGTAATAGTCAGCTACCATTAAATAACTGACCATTACTTCATCTCCTTTCTTAATGTTATGGGTAAATCTGTCGCCTACAGAATGGACTATTGCAGTTGTAATAGCCCATTGTTCTGGCTCAAAAGAAGGGTCAATGTATAATTCTACCCCATTCTTTGTTTTTATAGTTGTTTGTAAAGCCTCAGGTATTGTAACAAATACATTTGAACCTACAGGTTTCATTGCAGATTGTGTTTCCATTGTGTTGTGTTTTGTGTTGATATGCAAATATACGGAAATATCCGTAATTATACTATTTCTTTTTCATACGTCCAGCCATAGCTTTTTTCATCATTCCAGCTTTACCGTATTTTTTCATTCCTATTTTAGCTGCAATTGCTGCACCTATTTCTTTTGCTTTAGCAGGTGATTTACCTTTTTTCATGTACTCTTTAGCAGCACCTTTAGCTAATGCTTTAAATCCAATTTTTGTTGATTTCTTCTTTTCCATTTTATATTTGTTTTATTTGTTAGCGTCCTTGACCACGATATTGTTTAGGGCGTGGGGTATGTTTATTATATGACTTTTGAGCCTTGCCTTTTTTACGAGAACCAAAAGTTACTTTGTTTGAATTAGCGATTTGTTTTGCCATTA